TTGAGGGTGTAACGGACTGGTTCAATCTGTTTGAGCGTGTTTAATCCGTACTCAACGGGACCGATAATGTTTTTCAGGCGTTCGTCAGAGGTTTGAGTGCCGACGACGGTGCCGGATGTGGTGCCGACGTGGGTTGAAGTAGTTGAAATCCTTAAGTTGCCTGAATTGTCTGTCCAATAATATTGGCTAGCTCCATCCTCTTCTTCGAGCTTAAAATAACCGCAAGGATTGGTAATTCCTGAGTGCTTAAACACCCCAAAATCTGCATTTCTCGACCCACCAACAGCCCTAAATAGAACAGTTTCAGTATTGTCTATACTGTCTGAATCAAGGAGGAAGCGAACGTCGCCTGATGCTCTGTAAACCTGCAATAAAGAATCGGACTGAAGGCTTGTAGACGTGCCAACTAACAGGCGTCCGCTGGCGTCGATGACTACTCGCCCTGTGCCGCCAGTCGCAATGCCAAGTTGGTTGGAACCAATGCGGTAAAAACCTGTATCAAGATCACTGCGGAACGCAAGACCAGGAGATGCGGCAGTGCCGTCCTCCATCGTCAACGTGCCATCCAGCTCATACAACGTGATCCAGGCAGAGTTGGCGCTATTGCGGATCTTCATGACACCAGTTGCGGTGTCTGCCCAGCTCTGGTAGGCGTAAGTCGTGCTCGGAGCAGTGGCGCCGCTGTTCTGCGAAACAATGGCCTTCAACGCATTGTTCAGGTCTGAACGGAACGCCGCACCGCTTTGGTTGGCAATCGAATAGTCGTGTTGTGCCATGGATCGGCTCCTATAGGATGAGTTTAGGTGATCTGTTTGCCGAAACCAACGGCCTGCCAGTCAAAGGTTCTTGACACTGCAGCGTCTGCCGAGTTGCGGAAGGTGACCGTGAAACCAGTGCGGCTGACCGAAGTGATGACGTAATAATCTCCGGTCGCCATGTTCTGACCACTGACGCCGATGCTTGGGCGGCGGTAAAAAGCGTTGCCAAAAGTCACGGCATATGATCCAGCTCCACTGGTGATGTCCTCTCCTGTCTCTTCGCGCCTGGGCATGGTCACGGTCGCACCAAGCTGATCAATGATGATGTTCTGTGCTGGATCATTGCTAGTGGCTACAACCTTAAACTCAAAGCCACGACCGCGACGGCTGCCATTGACCAATGGTTCCCATTCAGTGAAGACTGGATCAGTGCTAGCTGGGTCATCATTGGTGGTCCGAACATAGAGTCTGGCATCCACATCACTCAAGTCGCTGCCATCAATATCCGGCCAACGACTGATCAAATCTTCTTTGTCATCCCAAAGATCACCGGGCAAAAATGCACGAGTCACAAATCGCGCAGTCATGTCAACGTCAAATACTCCTGCTCCGCCGTAAGTATCAAGAGCCAAGGCCGAACCAAACTCGTACTCGCCTTCTGGTACAACATCACCAACTGCATCAATACTCGTTAGGCCATCGAAATCACCATCAATAGCCAGACTATCAATGAAGATACCTTGTCCCAATATCAGACCATCCTGATCTTTGCTGTAGAACATATTGACTGGATTGCCAACAAACGGTGGTGTTGTTGTGTCTTCGTTAAAGGTGATAATTGCATAAGCCGCTTTTGGTTGAGGTAGTGTGACCACAACACTGCGAATCGAAGCCGACAAATTGCCTGAGCTATCTCGGAACCGTGCCATGTAGGTGCCGCTAAGCAAAGGCACTTGGACGCTGGTTAGCTTGCCTGCAACGGCATCAATAATGTTCGTCGCATCTAGCCACTCAGGATTATCCGTTCTCGGCGTATGACGGATAATGACATCGCCACCAATCAATACATCTAAATCAGTAGCTGCGTTCCAGCTAAGTTGTGCAGTTTTATCATCTATCTGGCTGATGCGTAAATTATTGACGCGAGAAGGACGTGCTGTCTTGCCAATGACTTCATAAGTCGCAGATGTTTGTTGCGACATCTTGCTATTGACACCAATCGAATACACTTGAATCTGCCATTCTCCTTCCGCTGCATTTGGAATATCAACCTGAGTTGATTCTGTAGTAACTAAGTTTCGCCAGTTGCCATTGTCTATGCGGCAACGCACGCGGTAGGAGGTTGCATTTTCAACGCGATTCCACCCAATCGAGACATTGACAAAAACGACATTGTTGTCGGCGTACATATTTTCCGACACTGTGATATTGCTTGGCGGCGCCGGAGTTTCACCTAAAATTGAAATATCATTGAACTGAAGTGCAGCACCTGATTCAACATAGTCAAATTTGCTGGCGTTGTACGACAAAGCAGTGACGCCATAAATGACTTGTTCACTGTCCTCACCAATACTGATCACGCGCCAGGTTGTTGGATTGACCGAAGATGTTGTCAGTAGCCAGACACCGTTTTGCTTAGGTGCAACACTGAAAGCAGTGCTGACAGTGATAGTTCGAGTGCTGCTGTTGTAGCTGCTAACCGTTCGTGTTTCTAGCAAGCCATTAGGCAGTACCACTGCCAGGTCGTCACCTGCAGTTACGGTGCGATCTACATCGATCACGACAGTGGTAGTTGTACTGCCGCTGCTAATTCGTCCGCTCAAACGGGTCGCTGCTCTGGTCTGGTCATTAATTTTGATGACCATGCCTGGGCGCAACACAACGCCCGAATCAATACCAATCGAGAAGCTGACGGTCTCGGTCTCGTAGGCATTGCTGTAGAGCAGCCATCGCCCAACTCGTGCGGCTTGGCTTTGGCTTGTGCAAGCGAAGGCCTCGATCTCTTGCTTGACGACGCCGTATTTGGCGATTAGATCAGGGTCCTCGACGACTTCTGTCGCTACATCACGTGTGTCAATGTTGAACCACTTGACCAATACAACTGTTGGCCTGGTTTTGATGTCACTGCCGGAATAACTGAAATCACCGTTGATGACGTTGGAAGATCCGAAGATGTAACTTGCATCCTGCGGTTGATCCTGAGCCAGCGTAACCGAACCGTTTGACCAATATGCCTGCGATCTGAATACACTCAGCAATTCGTTGATCAGCGCAAAGGCTTCCTGCTGACCTTGGATGTTAATATTGCAAGAGAAACGAGCCTCTTCCGTAGGATTATTTAATCCCGTGCTGATAAGTTGGTTTGCATAGACCGAGGCGGCATAAAAGCTCCACTTATCCAAGCGGCTGGCATTTCCATCAAAACTGGCTTTCTCCGAGTCAGTCAAAATCTGTTCGCCAAAACCATAACGGCGGCTTGTCAGAAGATCCCACAGCACCCAAGCAGGACAGGCGCACCATGTCGCCGCTGCGAATGTGCCATCCCAAGTGCCGCTGTAAGTGAGTCGTCCAGTAGAAGAATCAACTGTTGCGTTGCTTGGGATGCGAATTTTGATGCCCTTGATTAGATAACTGCGCAACGGAACACTGCTGAATTGCTCAGAATCAATCTCAATCCCAACCAATGCAGTATTTGGATAGCGCAGTTTTGCGTCTTTGATTTCTGTGTACGCCTGCCAGTTAAAGGCGTTTTTTATTCGTGCGGTACTGGCGTCCTCTGTGACTCGGCGTACACGAATATCAATAGGAAAGTTACTTGTAATTGGAGTAGACCAGCCGCTCAAGTTTTTAAGTGTAATTTCTTTGTCAAATGTATAGCCACTATCCGTCTTGCCTTTTATGTCTTCCGAAATAACTTGATTGTATCCACCACCGTTGATTTGGGCATCAATGGCATAGCGAACGTTGTAGCCTACTACGTCGCCAGAAGACTTAACAAGCGAAAGGCTAGGGATGTTGATTTTGATGCGCACGCGATCAACATCTGGATCACTTATGGTTCTTGTAATTGCGCCTGAAGTGACTGGTACATCAACAAAGTATAAACCTGCCCCCGTGTCAGTTCCGGCGGGATGTGTGACCGTAAATTGATCTGCTGTCAATCCAGATGAATTGATTGTATAACTGAACGTTTTGCCAAGTTTAGTTCCCATAGGCGAACTGCGAAATGTCAAATCGACATTCATATCAGCCGAAAGACCATGATTAGGTGCGGTAATAGTAACTGTTGTGCCGCTTCTGGTATAGGTTGATGAAGTGACAATAATTGAGCCACCATCCACCACTACATTCTCAACTCTACCGGCGAGATCAGTCCAATCAATGTAAAAAACGGAAGTTGTTGGTGACGGAGAGCTAAGTATTTGATAAGTCGCGTTGTATGTTCCAGTTTTAGAGAAAAGCGTGCTGCTGGTTCGAGTGGTATCGTTGCTTTGTTGCAAAAACGAAATGAAGACATAATCGCCAGCAGTCCACGCACTAGCCTTACTGGCATTAATTTTTAAGCGTTGACGCAAAACTTTTACTTGGCCTGATGTTCTCAGGAAGCTGGTATTAAGTCGAGTAACGTCAAAAGTATCTGTTGTGACATTAGAGATTGTGTAACTGGTATCGTATCCACCGTTGTAATCTTTCCAATTAAGGAATACAGAATCCCCATTGCTTAATCCATGGGCAGTGGCTGTAACCGTTATGGTGTTGACAGATCGAGTCCAAGTAGCATCCCACCATTCCCGTTCCCAGGTGCCGTTGATTGCACTTTGAGCTTGAACCGTAACGCCGACTGAAGTTTCGGTTTCAACTGATGGGAAGCCTTCAATCGGAGTTTGATCTTGCGTGCCTACACGGGTATAGGTTGTGACATTTACGAAGTTGAAATTATTTGACTCATCCCGCAAAGGAGTTTCGTTTAAATAAATGGATTTTTCTCCATCAACCAATCCTTCAATTTCACCTTCACTCAACGCATCTAAAACACGCGCAAATGCTTTGGACTGCAGCGTATCACTTGCAATCGAAGGCACTCGTGGTTGCTGCGAACCACCACCGCGGTTACCACCACCAAAACCGCCGACGATGCTTGACTGTTGATCAGTCATACCATCACCGAGTTAAAGATGCCGGCGCTAAGCATTGTGCTGCCAACCAGCATCTTGCCGTAGACAATGTTGACTGGTGTTCCTTGCTGGCTGGCATTTTGAACACCGCTGAAATTAAACGACTGCAAGCGACGTGGATCGCTGCCAGCTCCACTGCTCATGTCGGTTGGCGTTGGTGAGATCATGCTTGAGACGCCAGTCAGCATAAGGCCTGCACCAATAGCACTTATTGCAGAGCCAATGCCCGTAAATACACCACCAGTTACAGCGGTACTTCCAAAAAAACTAGCTGTCCCAAATAATCCAGCACCAGGGAAAAGAAACGATGCTGCTATCAAACCGATACCGGCCAGAATCTGCCCCGTTCCACCACCCGCACCACACAGCACAGGCGTGATCGAAATTGTTGCCTCGTCGTTGCAGCTCATCACAAAGTCTTCCTGAGCCACTTTCGTCTTGCCAACCATCACGCGATAGCCAACGCCATCTTGGGCACTATCAATCAGCCACTCATCAAGACCGGAAAAGTTGGCGCACAGAAAACGCACCGCTTCTGCAGGACTTGCCACCTCAACGCGAAAGACGTTCTGACCAACACGCTTTGCCAGTTGACCGTAGACCTTAACGGCTCTCATGGCGCAGCACCTTTCCCGTGCATTTTAGGAGCCAACCTCCCAATAAGTCACGGCTTGACAGGCGGTTCACCTGGTGATGCAGGACGTATTGATCACCGATGTAGACCGCAACGTGGTTGAGACCAGTCGAACCAATGGACATCAGCAACGCATCGCCCACCTGCAGGTTCTTCAGACTGACCTGGCGGAAACCGGCTTCCTCATACAACCGCTCGAACCAAGGCTCAGCCATCCACTCGCTTGTTGCCGGTCGATCCCAGTCAGGTAAATCCAAATTCAACTCCTCCTTGTACCAGTCGCGCACGCAGCTCCAGCAGTCCAGGCTGCCCCAGCAATACTCGCGCCCGATCAATGGCGGCTTGTAATCGTTGGGCAGTGCTTCGCCCCACTGAAAGGTGTTGGGATTGACGATGTACCAGGGCAGACCGCTACGATTGCACGCCACCTGATCCGCCATGCTCGGCTCCGGCTTGGTGAACGGATGACTGTGGATGATGGCTACGATCTCACCAGCATCTGATGCAGCCTGGTAATCGCTGGGATCAAGTTGGAAAAAATCAGTTGCAGTCTCAGCAAGGTTCTTGCACGGCCAATATTTCTGCTTGCCCTTCATCACCACCAGCAGACCGCAGGATTCTTTGGGATGTTCCTGTTGAGCGTGAGCCAGTGCCGCTACTTTCGCCGCTTCCTTGATCATCATGAGAACTGCCCCACGCCAGGGAAACCGCCAAATGGCAGCGGTTGATTAGTGCCGAAACGCGCCTCACAACTAGCCAATCGCTTGGCGCATACGTCGTCTGCCAGCGTAGTTGTAGGTTGATCGTTGATGTCAACCCATTGTGTTGCAGTCACGCTCCCGCTTGCGGCGCCCGAATTTGCCACCTTGACCGTAAAGTTGTTGGCTGTTTTTGTAACCACTGTGTAGACACCATTGGTGGGGATACCAGACAAATGCACAGCATCATCCACCAGCAAGCCATGAGCAGTGGCTGTCACTGTCAGTGTTGTGGTAGACCGACTCCAAGTGCCGCTAAAGCTAGCGACCGGCGTATAGCTGCACTCGGCACTCTTGTAGATCCATTGGCAACGGGTTATTGACTGACGTTTGGGAGCTTTGACGCCCTGCATGTCGAAGATGCTTGCCAGCTCCCATTCAATCTGGTTGCGGGTTTCGCTGACTTTTCTAGAGATGAAATACACCTCACGCGGAAATTCGGCAAACGGATCTGCGGTTGGATTGGTGCCCCCGGTGAAATTCACCGCGTCTAGATATTTCTTCAGTGTGCGGATACGGCTGAGTTTGGCGTTGATTAAATCATTACCCGGCGTGTAGGCATTAACTTCCAATAGCGCCAGCGTCAACAAACCATTCAGATTGGCAACACGCAAAGTCGGGGTTGGTAGCTGTCCAGTTCCTGCATACTCAAAGCCTTCCGCCTGCACAGGGAATCGACTGTACGCCTGCCCGTTCCAAGTGATGTTCGCCAGCAGTTCGTTCGTGCCGGCGTGGAAATAGTAAGTCGTGGTTGCCGGTGGATCGCCTGGGTCATAGTGCAAGCCGGACACCAATGCCAGCTCAAACAATTCGATTACAGCACTGGGTGCCAGCTTCTGCAGTTCCTCGCTGACGGCGCTGATCGCCGCCCAGGTGACCGTGCCATCAACCACATATCCTTCAAGGCTGTCGCCGTCATCGGTCTTATATGTTTTGGTCGGCCATGCAGGTTCGGTTGATCCGCTGGTGCCAGCAACAATGCAGCGGAACACCAATCCGAATCCGGTCTGCGTCGTGGCACGCCGGATGTTGCCAACGCTGAAGGCAGTAGTAGATGTCCAAGCGGCGTATGCCATCAGGGCTCAAATACCTGGCGGAAGGTGGCGGTGATGTTATTGAAGTTGCAGCTCACTTGGCTAGTTCGCCATTCAGCGCAAACCCATTTGCCTGCATAACTGTTTGGATCGGTCCAGTCAAACGACTCCACTCCGCCACGCGCGCGCAAGAAACTGAGAATGTTGTCACGCTCAGTGTCGTTGCGATTATTGAATTGCAACGCCCATGCCTTGGGTTGCGTGTTCACGCCATAGGCAAGACGCTGCTCATAGCCGTCGCCAAACTTTACGGTTCTCACCTGAGGCTGTTCCTGGAGATCAGCCGAGAAGCTAGGGGTGTAGGTGAAGGTGGCCATTAAACGAGCAAGCCTCCAGGACGTTTCTGCTTTATGAGTTCCTGCTGTACTGCAAGACTGACGGCTTTGCCCAGTTGGCCTGCCTTGCTTGCATCACCGCCAACGCTGCTGCCGCTGGCATCCACGTTCACAGTGACACTGACAGGTTCGCTACCACCACCGCTCTGAACACCAAGGCGACCATCACGGCCGCGGCGCAGGGGAAGGATTGCTTCTGTTCCGGCCTCACCCATCAACCCGAGGCGGCCTGTTCCACCATTGGCAAAGGTGAACATGGTCGGGCGATTGACCACCCCACCCATGGCAAAGCCCGTAGCTGATGATGCCCCAAATCCGGCTGCAGGATTCAAGACACTGGCGATATTTAGCAAGTTGCCGCCGCCGCCGCTAGTCAAAGACTTAACGGCTTGAAGCAGAGGCAGGATGATATAGAGCCTGGTCACCATCCGCGTGATGTCCTCGACAAAGGACAGTGCAAATTGCCTGAAGTTAAATTCGCCAGTCATAGTCAAACTGACGATCGCATCCTCCATCCCTTGGAATGCAGTGGTGGCAACATTGCTCAGGTTAGATCCAAGCGTGCCGATGCTTTCGATGTAGGAACTGATGCCAGCGTTGAAGTCCTCCATGGCCGAGGTGGTCTTCTCGACTGAGATGTAGAACAGCTCGCCACTCATGCCAGCCTCAAAGCCAGCGCCGTAGAAATCCTTGAATGCCTTGGTGCCAGCTTCAATGCCTTCGACCTCAAGCCTGCGCAGATCAATCGACAGCTTCCGCTGAATGTTGGCCTGCTGCTCACCGCTCAACGCATCGCGAAAAGCCTTGTCAGATGCAGCAATCAATGCGCGGCGCTTCTCCTCAAACTCCAGCGCGACCTTCTTGACTGGATTGGTTTCGCGAGCAATAGCAAGCTCACCTCTCGATTGCTTTAGCGCTTCGGCCGAATCAAGCAATGCTGCCTTTCGCCGCGCCGCTTCATCCTTCGCCTTCTGCTTGCCGCCATCGCCAGTCCGCAGGCCAGTGATGTCTGGCGTTGTGCTAGGCGCCGGCGTTGGGATGTTGGGCATCTGCAAGCCCTTGCCCAGAGTGTCGCCGATCCGCTTGGTCAGATCATCGATCATCTTGCCAACGCCAGCCACCAGAGCAAAGGTGCCAAGCGTGCCAGCAGCAACGGCAGCGATCGCCTTTGTCTGAGCAGGTCCAGGAGTCTGCAGCGCAGCAATCACACCCAGCACCGAAGCCCTGGCCGTCTCAATCGCCAGCAGTGTGCGCTGCAAGATCACCATAGGCCGCAGCACCTTGAGCACTCCACCGAGCGCATTGGCAAAGGTAGTCACGTTGGTGGCGATAAATACGCCGGCGGTCACGCTGCCAAGCACCACCATCGTCTTGATCAGGGTTGCCGCGATCTGATTTAACCCAGCCGCACCGCCGATCGCCTTGTAGAACTCGGTGGCCATCGTGCCGACGAAAGTCGCAACCTGACCGACCACAGTCACCAACCCGCTCAGCACAGGCAGCAATGCCGAGCCGATCTGCACGGTGAGCACGGTCACCTGCGCCTTCATGATTCCAAGCGAATCGTTGAAGGCATCAGCCTTGTTCGCAAAATCTGGACCGATGCCCAAGCCGAAGCGCTGGATCTCCTTGCTGCCCAGGTTCAGGATCGGGATCAACTCGGTGCCAGATTTGCCGAAGATCTTCATCGCCAGCGCAGCCTTCTCCGGTCCATCGCGCATCGCAACAAAGCGATCGGCAACATCAAGAAACACCTTGTCGGCTTTCCGCAGCGTGCCATCGGTTTCGGTGGTGCTGACCGCCAGCGTCTTGAATGCTGCAGCAGCCGGACCACCAGCAGTGGCCGCGGCCACCATGTTCTTGTTCAGCAGCGTCAATCCCTTGGCAACGCCTTCGATGCTGCTACCGCTCAACTCGGCCGCCACCTTGAACTGACCAAGCGTTTCAATGCCGACGCCAGTGCGCTGCGATAGGTCGCGCATGTCATCGGCTAGATCAATCGCACCCTTGATTGCGGCGCTGAATCCACCTACAGCAAGTGCAGCACCAAGACCGCGGAACGCTGTGCCCAGGCCTGCAACAGCCATCGAGGTGTTCTTGACTTGCCCCTGCAATCCCTGCATGGAATTGCCAAGCCGACGGATATTGTTCTCGCCCTGAACGTCTGCCTTGATCCGCAGCATGGCATCCATGTTCATCGCCATGGCTATGCCCCTTTCTCGTTGATCACCGACATCGCCGCGGCCTCCATCACCTGAAGATCCTCCAGCAGCGAACGCGGCTCGTCTACTTCGTACAGCTTAAACAGCCATCGCACTGCTGCATAGTCCAGGCCGATAACTCCGCTCATCGTCGTGCGCCATTGCGTCTGCACACGCAGGAACATCTGCACCACTGGCCAGTTCTCCGGCCATATCCCGAAGTCCTCATCCGGTGGTGCTGGCAACTCAGGCAGCGCGAGACCAAAGGCCGCGGCATCGTCGGCAGTTTCGTCAACGACGCCACCGCCTGCCCAATGCTCAGCGGCCTCGATCAGTTTTTTCGCTTAGCCCCCTGCAGGCTCTCGAAGTAGGCCACCGTGATGGCGCTAGCCAGCATGGGCACATCGAGCAACTGCTCCAGTGCCTTCTGGCTGAAGGGCACCTCCTTGCCTTCGCCATCAGTCACACCGGACCAACCGATCAGCACTTCGGCTGCTAGGTCGGCGTCGGTGATCTCCTCGCCCTTAATCTGCTGGCCAATCTCGGTGATCCGAGACTGGCTCAACCGACGAAACTCCCCGTCGAAGGTCTGCCGCTGCATACGGCCACCATCGACGGGGATGTCAAATGCAATCGGCCAGCTGTAGGCGTCCGACTGCTTCAGTACAAAAGCCAAGGTCAGGTGAAAACGAGACTCAGCTCATCATTGCCCGAACTGGTCGGAACTGCAATGAACGGCATGTTCAGCATCTGCACTCCGTCTTGGTCGCTGTAGGTCAGGTTGCCCAGGTCCGACTGCGCAGTGGTCACCGTGCAGATGTTGCCGGCGGTAGTGCCGTGCTTGAAGGTGATGCTGCCAGTGCTGCTGCCAGTAGCGATCGTGAAGAAGTCCTTGGCCGTGATGGTCGGAGCTTCGATCACGATCGTGCCGCTGGGAGCGCGGTTGGTGATCATGATCTCCTTGGTGCAACCCACCAGCTCGCGGTAGATCACGTCATTGGCCACGCTCAAGTTGTAGGACTGCAAACAGCCGCTGTAGGAGAAGGCTGAGAAGTTGGTGGTGTTGCCCTGCTTGAAGATCAGCGGGGTGGCCTGGTTGGCGTAGGTCGGGGTCGGCAGCGTCTCGTCGGTCGGGGCGTTGTAGATGCCAGTCATCGTGAAAGCGATCACCGGAATCTGGCCGACCTCACCATTGATCTCGAAGGTGCCGCGGCAGCCGGTCACCTTGTGGCGGATCCCATCCTCGTGGTAGTAGATCGTCACGCTCTCAAAGCCGCTGCTCTCGGGCGCGTAGGTAACGCTGGTGCTAGCCGAGATGGTCTGGCTGAATCCGCAGCTACGCAGCACCGGACCGTAGGCCGGGGCGGTGCCAGCAGCACTAGAGCCGGCCAGCTCGACCTCGAAGCTCACCTCGACGCGGGTCTGAGCCAGCAGTTGATCTGCCTGTCCCATGTACGGGCGGACCAAATCGCGGTTCACAGTCTCGGCGACTAGCGGCTGGATCTCCAGGTTCCGAACCAGGATGGCGTTGCTAGCTCCGGTTGGCGACGAGTCCGTGCCGTAGGTGCTTTCAATCTTCGCCAGAATTAGGCGCCGGCGTGTCAGAACTGAAGCCATCGGAGGCTACCTCGGGTGTTGGATGGGGAGCCGGCTGGGTCCGCTCGACGAGCTTTCGCTTGCCGGTTTTGTTGTCGACCAGATAGCTGCCGCCCTGGCCTTTGTATTCGTCCATCATCGTAGCTACTACGGACTCTGCGCCAAATTAGCTACCTGCGTTCGATACTTCACCACGAAGTCGCAGGTGATCACGCCAGATGGCTGATCCGCTTCCTGTAGATCAAAGCTCACGCCAGTCGGTTGCACGTCATAGGCAAAACCATTACAGGTCAGATCATCCATGATCTTGGCGTGCAGCGATTCCACAATCGGATCCGCCACCTGATCAGGGATGTCGCCGCGCACGATCACGGCCACGCGAACTGTCAAGGTCCAGTCGAGCGTTGGCGTGCTGGTCAACTGCACGCAGACATCACTGATCGGCTCGACCACCAGCGCCGGCAGCTCACCACGCGCAAGTGGTTCGACACGGCTTCGATAGATCCGTGTGCCGACGTTCGTTGTGCCTGTGAGGTTTGTTCGGATCCGCGCCAGGATCGACTCACGCCTGGTGGTCATGTCTTCTGAATCCCTAACTGCACAAAATTGCCATCGTCAATCAGCATCGTCTCCCGCACTGTGTAGGCGACGCTATCGACTGTGATCGCAGCGCCACGAATCAACGCGCCAAATGCTGTGGCTCTGGCAGTCAGGGTGAAGTCAGTCGTTAAGACCATCCCATCGCTGATCACTTGGCTAGGCATGTCCAAGATTCCCTTGGCTGTAGTTGCTCCAGAGGTGCAGGTCACCCCGAAGTCCTCTAAGAAGATGTCGAGATCCTCAGTTAGTGCCATTTGCTTTTGCCTTCCGAGTTGCTTTCGGCTTCTCTTCTACAGCCACTGCTTTGACAGCACGGCCTAGCTGAATCAATGTTTCAGCGAGTGCCGCTGGCAATTCATAGTCCTCACCCGCCTCAAGGTGTTCGCCATCGGCAGCACAAGAGGCAATGATTGAAACTTTCATAGAAAGAAAGGGGCAGTTGCCTGCCCCTCCTCCTTATCAGGTAGTGATGTCCAAGATGGCGGCGAAGCTCTTCGGATCGCGCACGGCTACGTCAAAGGAGACGATTCCGCGAACGCTGGTCAAAGCCTTGCTGAAGTCATCCTGATCCTCGCCAACAGTGATCTCAAGACCACTGCCGTAGAAGCCGACAATCGCCTGGCTGAAATCACCCATCAGCAGGGCAGAGCAGACGCCGCTGCTGGATCCCTTCGTCAGAGTGCTGGGCACCTGATTGCTGGAAGCAAGCGGATAGCCGTTCAGGTTCAGCGGCGTAGGGCCGCGGCCGAGAGTCGCGCCCTCAGTGTTGAACAGGAACGGACCGTCATTAGCGGCAAAACCACCGGCGCGCAGTTTCTTCAGAGCAGCAACGACTTTGTGGTTTGTCAGGTATGCCACAGTGTTCGGATTAACTGCGCCAT